GCCGGCTCTGGCGCATGCCGGCGACACGATCAACGTGCCGATTCCCCCTGTGATGCAGGCCAACAACATACTCGAGGGTGGAACGGTGCAGACTCAAAATCCGAATTTGGGGAATGCCCAGATCGTCCTGAACACGCACGCGGAAGCTACCTTCCAGATTCCGGACGTAACCAAAGTGCTAGCCGTGCCTGACTTGCTGAAGATCTACATGCAGCCGGCGGTAGCGGCGATCGCGCAGAAGGTGGAGAGCGATCTGCTCAACCTATACGCCGGATTCACGGCCAACGCGCCTGTAGGCACGCCGGGGACGGCGATCACAGAAGGCGTGATTGACGCGGCGGAGACGGCGCTGTTCCTGTCGAAGGTTCCGTCGACGGCGGAAAAGTACATGGTAGTGGATGCGGCGACGTATTCGGCATGGCGGCAAATTCCACGATTCAGCGAGTTTCAGACCGCAGGCGATGCGGGGTTGAAGGCGCTGATTGACGGAACAGTAGGCAAAATCAAAGACTTCTTCGTATTCCGCTCGCAGTTCGTGCAGTACACGGGGAGCAGCCCCGTGACGACGCACAATCTGGCGTTCACGAGGGATGCGATCGGATTGGTGATCCGGCGGTTGCCGCAACCGTTGCCCGGGACCGGGGCCATCGCGGAGTATGCCGAGTTGGGTAACTTCGGAATGCGCGTGGTGATGAGCTACCAGCCGGACACGTTGGCTCAGCAGTTCACAGTGGACATTTTGTATGGCTGCGGAATTTTGCGGAATACGTCGGCCGTGCAGGTAAACACCTAGCGCCGCGCTCTGACGGCGGAGAGCATCAGCGGGAACGGGGCGAGCCACGGGTGGATCTCGCCCCGGATTCCGGCGGCAGAGCCGGATGGGCATGCAAAAGGAGGATTCGAATGGATGTAAAGACGTATTACCAGAAAATCCGCGACACGGAAGCGACGATTCCGACTCCGTTTACGGTAGTGGTCAGCCAGCAAACGGATGACGGGGGAAAGAAAGGGGTGCTGGTAGAAGTTTCGCGGCACCTGGCCGCGAAGATGGCAGTGGAAGGCTCCGCACAACTGGCAACGGCGGCCCAAGTCGCGGCGTTTCAGCAGTCGCAGGAAGCGGCGTGTAAGGCTGCGCAGGACGCTGCGGCCGCGTCGAAGGTGGAAGTCACGATGGTGTCCTCCGACGATTTGAAAAAGCTGACGGACGACATGAAAAAGCTCAAAAGCGGAGCCAAAATCACGAAAGAGTAGGCGAAACCATATGGCTCTGTTCACGGACGGTCCTGTCTCAGGCATGGAAGACTTGACGGCGCAGGACACACAGCTATCGAACGTCGCAAGCGTCGAGGGGATCGACGTGACGCAGAAGCGGGTTCTGGCACAGGAAGAACTGGCGCTGGAAATCACGACGCTACTGAACGGGTTGAGAGGCGCCGAACAGGCAATCTGGCTGTCGGCAAGACCCAGTATCGCCAACGTGGTGGTGACACCGGCACTGAAGCTCTGGAGCACATTCCGGACCCTTGAGATGGTATACGGGGATGCTTACTCGAGTCAACTGAACGACCGCTACGCGGCGAAACGCGACCAATTTCACGAGCGGGCAAACTGGGCGTACGAGCGACTTCTACTGCTAGGGATCGGGATCGCCTGGTCGCCGGTTCCACGAGCAAGAGAGCCTCAAGTAGTAAGTGCAGCCGGCGGTCTGGCCGATGAAACCTACTATGTGACGATGACATGGCTCAATGAGAAGAGTGAGGAAGGCGCGCCCTCCGTGGCGACGGCCATCACAACCACGGAAAGCACGTTCCTGGTGCAACCGGCGGCAGCGCCCGCGTGTGCGACAGGCTGGAACGTTTATGCCGGAACGGATACGGAGGCCTTGTCCAGGCAGAACGAAACGCCGATTGCAGGCGCACAGGCATGGCTGCAGCCGAACACGCTTGCAACGGGAGGAAGTGCGCCAGGCTGGGGGCAATCGCCAAGTTACCTGATGGCCGTGCCGCGCATGATTCTGAGGGGCTAATGACGACTACAATCGGCAGCCTGATAACGGGCCAAGTGATACAGCTTCTCACGGGCACAAGTGGAGTCAATTCCTACCTGGGCGCACCAGCACAAGACAACGGACAACCCCTGATCCCTTTGAATGCAGCGCAAGTCCGGGCGCAGAACGTCGCACCGGATATCGCCGATCAAAGCAACGCGATGCAGTTTCCGGCGGTAAATGTGTACTGCGAGAAAATCGTCAATACCCTGGCGGAGAAGTTCCGGACCTTCTCCGGCAACGTGCAGACGACGGTGGAGTTGCGGTACTCGCAGGACCGTTTGGACGGGCTTCAAGACGCCCTGGAAAATTACGTGGACGCAATCATGCAAGTGCTGAACGCAAACCGGGGCGACTGGGGCAACGGCATGTTCTATTGCGGTGAATACCAGGTGGCATTCGGAGCGGTGAAGCACGGCGGGAGAAATTTCCAGCAGGTGGCGAAGATCACTTTCGAGATTGGAGTGAGCACAAGCTAATATGGCCTCTTATATTTCCTCTAACGCAAACCGGTTCTACACGGCGCTGGAAAGCGCGTATGGACAGGTCCCCACGATCACGGCAGCCAACCGGATTCCTGCCTTGAAGCTGACAGTTCGCCAACAACTGGAAGTGACGGACCGTAAAGATAAGACCGGTAGCCGGACATTCACCGGCCTGCCGGCCGGAGGAAGGCGGCAAACCAGTTTCGAACTGCGGACGCTGCTGACTAACTGGCCGCAAGGGACAGCTAACCCAAGTTACGGTCCCTTGTTCCAGGCCGCGCTTGGCGCTGCGCCGGCGTATTTCGCCGGAGGGACGGCGGCAAGCACTACGGGGAGCGGCAGACTGGCATTTACGGCTCCGCACGGGCTTTCGGCGGGCCAGGCAGTAAGCAGTGGCGGAGAGATCCGGTTCGTGGCGGCGATCGTGGATGCCGAGGCGGTCCAACTCTGTGTGCCGTTCACTGTGCCGCCGGCGGCTGGCGCACCGGTGGGAGCAGCGCTGACATACACACCGACGACGGAGCTACCAAGCGTGAGTATCTTCGATTACTGGGACCCGGCTACAGCGGTCCAGCGATTACTGTGCGGAGGAGCAGTGGACCAGATGGAGATCGACCTCAACGGCGATTATCATGAATTCAGCTTCAGCGGTCAGGCGCAAGATGTAGTGGACAGCGTGAGCTTTGGAAGCAGCTCCGGGGGCGCCGCACAGCTTCAGGGCTTTCCCGCCGAGCCGGCGGTGAGCGGTTTCGACTATACCATTGTGCCCGGTAACCTTGGAGAGGCGTGGATGGGGACCTCACCGACGCAATTCTTTACGATTACGTCGGCCTCGGTCCTGCTTAAGAACGGATTGGATACGCGGTTTAAGGAGTTCGGATCGAGTTTTCCACAGGCTATTGCCCCAGGCGAGCGGACTGTAACGGCGGCGTTCGAGCTCTACAGCCAGAATGACCCCAATACGCAGGGACTCTATCAGGCGGCGCGGCAGCAATCGCCGATTAGTGTGATGTTCCAATTGGGTGAATCGCAAGGACAGTTGGTGGGGGTTTACTTACAGAGCGTAATTCCGGTGGTGCCGGAATTCGACGACAGCAAGAACCGGCTGCAATGGAAATTCCGCTCGTCGAGGGCGCAGGGAACGGTGAACAACGAAATCGCGGTGGCGTTTGCATAGTGAGGAGTGCGGTTCGATGAGCTATGAAAGTTTGGTCATAGTGGAATCACTGGTAGCGAGCGGCGTGAAGTTTACTGTGGCAAAGATGTCGTTCGGAAGGCGGACGGAGCTGATGCGGCAAGTGCGCGAATTGGCCCGAAGGATGGAGTTTCTGGAAGCGGGCAGGGATCCCGGGCAGAAGATGGATGCCGCGCTGCTACGGGTCGAGATCGAGCGGCTTTATGTGAGGTGGGGTCTGCGGGCGATTTCGGGGCTGGAGTTGGACGGAGAGGAAGCCACGCCGGAGTCGCTGGCAGAGGCTGGGCCAGAGGAACTGTTCCGCGAGGCAGTAGCAGTGGTGCGAGCGCAGACCGGGCTGACCGCGGAAGAACGAAAAAACTGATTGTCGCCTTCCACTTTGAATTCTCCAACCAGGCCGGTTGGAAGTGCGACGTCTGCCGGAAATCCGGCCTGGAGAAAAAGCGGCGCTGCGGGTGGCTTCCTGCCGATACCAGCGCACCGGCAGGATTGGTCTGGGCGCGGAGGAATGTCGTACTCGACACATGTCCGAAGCCGTATATCACCGCGGAGAGCCAATCGCTGATCGAGGAGTTCTTCGTGCGGCGGCGGTTGCGGGCGTTCGACGGCGAAGAACTGAGCGCTCGTCAGGTGGAGGCGTTCGTGATTTTGGAAAAGGAACTTGCGGCGGAGATGAATGATGGCCGACACAATACCAGAAACGCTCCCTGACCCAACTAACGATGTGGTAAACGACTTCTGAAATGGCGACCTTTCCTCAGCTCAAGACTGGCGCGGTGGCACAGTATCCGGCCACAAAATTACTCCGGTTCCAGAACCAGACGGTTCGATTCCTGGACGGCAGTGAGCAACGCTATCGCGATGCGGCTGGCCCCCTGCACCAGTGGGTGATCCAATTGAGCGAATTGGACGAGAGCGAGATGACGGCGTTTGAACAGTTCTTCGAAGACAACCAGGGGCGTCTGGGAAGTTTTGCGTTCACGGACCCATGGGACGGAACCGAGTACCCGAATTGCAGCCTTGCCAGCGATGAGTTGGCCTTGAGTTCGCAGGCCGAAATGCGCGGGAAAACGTCGCTGACGGTGATGGAGAACCGAAGTTAGTTATGCTCGTGTATCCACAACTTCCGACCGGAGCCTTGGCCCAATTTCCGGTTCAGAGCCGCCACCAGATGCGGACCCTGGTCAACACGGCAGCGGACGGGACGGTTATAAAGTTGGCCGACTCAGGGGCGGCAAAAGTGGAGTGGCAACTAAAATACGCCACCCTGAGCGACGTGGAACTGGCGACGTTGGTGCAATTCTTCACGTCTGCCGAGGGCACGCTCAACAGTTTCACATTCGTCGATCCGACGGCGAACCTGCTGGCATGGAGCGATGACCTTAGCGATGCAGTTTGGGACGCGGCGCCCTTCCTTTCCAGCACCGCGGCAATCCAGGATCCAGCGGGTGGGAGCAATGCGTGGCAAGTGGTGAACTCGGGAGCGGCAGCACAGGATTTATCGCAAACCCTGACGGCGCCCGGGGGTTATCTTTATTGTCTCAGTGTGTACGCAAAGTCAGCGAGACCCGCGACGTTCACGCTGCTACTAGGAAGTAACCGTTACGATCAGAACCTCGGTCCGGACTGGCAAAGGTTCGCCTGCACCGGGACCTCGGATCCGACGGCCTCATCGGTGACTTTTGGAATAGAGCTGGGGTCTGGAGCGGTTGTCGACGTGTACGGTTTGCAGGTGGAATCGCAGGACAGCCCGTCCCTCTACAAGGCGAGCACGGCCGGCGGGTGCTACGAGAACGCACGGTTGGGCGATGACACGCTCTCATTTACGACAACGGACGTGAATCGCCATTCGGCGACGGTAAATATCTTCTATGCAAGCAATCTCTGATCTGAAAGAGCAGACCGTCACCGACACGCCCTTAATCGTTTTCGACTGCGTCCTATCCAGCGGGCTCGCGGAACACTGGTGTACACACGGCGTGACGGCGGGAGGGAATACGTACGCGGCGCGTGTAATCCAGCATAGCGCCTTCGACATTCAGACTGCCTCCGACCAGGGAATCGACGGCAGTCCGCAGATCTCGATCCTCCTGGCTAACGCAGACTCGCACTTTTCGGAAATCGAGCGGTCAGTTGGCTGGAAGGGTGCGCAGCTCACCGTGGGCGTGCTGTTTTACGATCTGCCGAACAACGCTGCTCTTACGGACACCACGGTAGTGTTTCAGGGAATCTGCAATCCTCCGGACCGCAGCGACGAATCGACATTTCGACTGACGGCCATCAATCGTATGAGCCTGCAAAGGGTCTTTCTGCCCCCGGTGCAAATCGAGCGCCGCTGTCCCTGGCAATTTCCAGCCACTCCGGCCCAACAGACGGAAGCAGTGGACGGCGGAATCAACGGCAAGTACTCTCTGTATTATCGCTGCGGCTATTCGGCCGGACTCCCAGGCGGAACCGGCAATCTAAACGGGACAGTGCCTTACACCGAGTGCGGGTATGTGCGCACCGATTGCCAAGCCCGCGGGATGTTCACAAGGTTCGGGGGTTTGGAATTCGTCCCGCCGGCGATTACTGTCCGAAGCTATGGAAAGGGCTCCTCCATATCGGCGGTTTCGGTAAATCAGGCGCTCTATAACGACTATGTCCCCATGATTTACGGGACCGTTTGGCAATCGCCGATCGTAACGTTCGCACGGAACGACGGCAACCTGACGAGGATGGAGGCACTGCTGGGAATCGGCCAGATACAGGGGGTGTTAACTGTACTGGTCAACGACGTGGAGATACCCATAGGTGTGAACGGCACCAACATGACGGGCACGGGTTGGTACAACGTGGAGACGCTGGGGACCCGAGATGGCTGCTTAGACCCCAATTTCACCGACTCGAGCGGGGCGCCAGCCGGCGATCCATATGGCAGCATGGCGTACCTTTCCGTGGTGGTCCCGAACCAGTTGAACAACGGAACGTCGCTCCCGAGCGTGGAAGCGTTAGTACAGGGGCTGCTCGTTCCTGTATATGCGGCGGATGGAACTTACATAAGCGATCAATTCTCGAGCAACCCCGCTTGGATTCTCCTGGACGTGCTGCGAAGAAGTGGATGGTCGGAGACAGAGATCGACATTACCAGTTTCGCCGCGGCGGCAGCTTACTGCGACGAAGAGATCGCGGCGACCGACATAAATGGAAATCCAATCACACTACCGCGGTTTCATTGTAACCTGCTTCTACAGAACCGCCGAAGCGCGGGAGACGTGGCCCGGGGCATTCGCAACTGCGCACGTATGTACTTGACCTACGGGCCGGCTGGGGTGTTGCAAGCGAACGTAGAGAATACGATCGCGCTGGAAGGCCCATCGCAACCGGCATGGTCGAACAGTACCGAGACGCTCAACGGCGGATGGCCGAGTTATGAATTCGGCGACGGCAGCAACGGATTCTCCGGAATCATGAGGAAGGCAAACGGGGCATCGACCGTGGTGGTGACATCGCGCAGCATTGCCGACACCCCGAATTGTATGTCCGTGGAGTTTCAGGACGCGCTTAACGGATATCAGCAAGACAGCTATGAGATGGTGGACCCGGACGATATCGCTCTTACCGGGCAGACGACGTCCGCGACGCTGATGGCGTTAGGTCTTCCACAGTTCGACCAGGCGTCGCGGATTCTCAAATTCAACCTGGATAAATCGATTCTCGGGAACACTTACATCGCATTCCAGACCAGTATCAAGACGTTTGGAGTCTCGCCGGGAGACTTGATTACGGTCACCTACCTAAAGGAAGGCTTCATACGGCGCCCATTCCGAGTGTTGAAGATATCGCCGGCAACCAACTATCGTACGACGACAATCACGGCGCAGATTCACGACGATGCCTGGTACGCGGACACGAATGGACAGGCGATCTCATCATCCGGGCAGGCGATACAGGATAACTCGGGAGTCGGCCTGCCAAATCCCTTACTGGGAAGCGTGGTGGACAGCAACGGCAACGAACAGTTTGGCATAGTCGAGACAGCCGTTCAAAACAGCGATGGCACAGTGGAAGCGACTGTCATCGTGAGCTTCACTCCACCCGCTACGGTCGCAAGCACCGGTCCGGGCATCCCTCTGGTCAGCCTATCACCGACAATCGGCGCGGGCGGCTCCCTCAGCGGAGACCAAACGCTGTACTACGCCGTCTCGGCGGAAGATAGCAATGGCGACGAAGGCGCCTTGTCGTTCGTGGTCACAGCGATCATTACCGCCGACGGCAGCAGCGTGACGCTGACCGGCCTGAGCTTCACGGCAGCCACCACAGCGTTCAACGTCTATCGCGGAAACACACCGGCAAACCTGTTACGAATTGCGTCCGCTCAGGCGACGGCGGTCAGCTTCACGGATGGGGGACTCGTCGACCAGTTGATACCCCCACCGGATCCGGATTTCGACCATGCCAATTTCTACTGGCGATCGGAACTGCAGCCGGAGGTTGGCGTAACGACTCACTCACCGACAATGGTCGGAAATGCAACCTTGCAGATGGCCCCAAACGGTTACGTCGGGATGACGGTACGGATCACGCGGGGCACGGGCGCCGCGCAGGAACGGAGTGTCACCGCTAATGATGCGACCACACTAACGGTATCGACATGGCATGTGGAACCGGATGCGACGAGTTTCTTCACGGTCGCGGAGGCAGCCTGGCACTTCGCAGCTACCGCCAAAAGCAGTCCCGTACAGTTTGCGATTCCAAATCGGGCCGGCGAAGTGGTGCAGATTACGGGCCGCTCGGCAAACGTCAATAACCTCGAGTGTTCGCCGCAACTCGCGATCGTGACACGATGGGCGATCGGAGGATCGGGTGAGGCCGATACGCAAGTGCCGCAGGCGCCATTCTTCGGCCTCGGAACGGTCGGCGACGGTACGGTAGTGTTGAGCGGCGTCTCGTTTACGGATCTGACGAACACGGATTCGATCTCGTCGGGCACACTTACCTTGTATTACGCCAACGAGCTATTAGGACCGCCGGGCACCCTGCTGGCAAGCGATCTCGCGATTAGCGATCAGACTCTGACCCTTACCGCCGCTGGCCAGGCTCAGGTGGGGACGCTGCTCCAAATCGATGACGAGATACTTACTGTCTCAGCGGTGACAAGCGGTGGTTCGCAGTACAGCATCACGCGCGGTGTGGACGGTAGCACAGCATCGCCGCACACGGCTGCGACACCGGTCTATCAACTAACAAATCAAACTACTATCGTGCCCTTTCCAGACGGGTTCTTCGGCAGTCCTTACAGCGGAAGTTGGAGCTATCCGATCTCGCTGCCGGACGTTCGCGTGGGAAGCGCGGAATTGTTTGTAACGAACCAACTAGGCAACAGTACGATCACCGGCATCTGTATGACTCACAACGACGAGAACGGCCTGCGCACTCTTTCCGGCGGGCTGTACTCGATTCAGGTGGATGGGTACCTCGCGGTCGAGCAATCCGTGGCGCCTGCG